GATATAAATTCTCTAGGAGAACTTTGTATTGCTTGTCCGTCTTTATCGTAGACGCTATTACCTTTTACAGTAAAGAATAGTCCGCTGTTTCCTTCATACTGATCTTCCCAATCTCCATCTATAGCAAAATAGTTACCATCTGGTAGCTCTAAAACTCTTGAATACTCTTCTTTTACAGTTTCCTCTTTTTTAGCCTCTATAATCATTCCTTTATTCTTAAGGATCTGAACTGCATCATCGTATCCGTTGAAACGAGTGATTAGTTGTGGTTGTTGCATTCTAGCTTCAGCTAAGAAATGTTCTTTAGAGAATTTTCCTTCTTGAATTGCATTATATTTTTCTTGTAATGTTCTCATGTTATTTATTTTCGTCTAAGTAAGTAAACATTTTTGTATGTGAAGGACGTTTTGGTCTTTCAACTGTTTTATAACCTAATTTCTCAGCTGTCTTAGTAGCTACATTTTTACCTTGTCCTTTTTTAGAAAAAGCATACTTAGTAAGATATCCTCCAGCATCTCCAGTTGTAGACATTTCTACCAATACCTCTTGAACTGCTTTTATTACTTCAGACATTTTCATAAATTCTTTAATTCATTTACTAATTCATAGTATTGCATTAATGAAACTAAATGATTATCATCTACTTTTTGAGTATTTTTAATCGGTAACATCACTTTATATATCTCTTCCAATTTAATTTTTACAATTTCATTTGTAACTTTATTTTTTAACTTCTTTATAGTCTCTCTCAATTCTATAACTTGTTCGTTAATTAATGTTCTTAACCCAGTTGTCGAGTTAGTAGAAGTTATAAACTCTTTTAATACATTTTTTTGTTCTGGAAGTAAATCTTTGTATTGTTCGTTAAATTTTTCTAAAAGAATTCTATATGTAAGTAATCTGAGATCTTTATCATATTTTGAATACTCTTCTATTAATGCATTTTTTGTATCTGCTTTTGATGACTTACCTTGAGTTAAGTGCTCCAATATTGTAGATTTATTTTCTACAAATACTGTTGGGTCTAATAGGTTTGGAGTATTTTGTGCCTCCAATAGGCAGTATAATGCTGCTAGGGGCTTGTATGCTTCTACCTTAATAGAGAAAAAATCTTCTAAATTATAATACTGCTTTAACTCTTTTATTAATTCATATTTTTGTTTCTTGAGAGAGTTCATATCTAATTTTTTAGAAATCTCTACTATCGTAGAAACTATACTCTCTGCCTTTCCTACTCCTACTCCTTTATTTTTTAAAATAAAATCATAGAGTTTAAACTCCTTTACTAAGGTCGTATTTCCTGTATAGAATTTTTTAATTACTTTTATAGCTGGTGATTCTTTTCTAGATAAGGTATCTGCTGCTACTTGTTTTACAAGTAATTCAAATATAAGGCCTGTATTTTTGTATTTGGAATGTTTTATCTTCACAATAATAGTGTCTTTGTTATAAATATCTATTAATTATCTAAATCCTTAATATTAGTTTCGTTTAATAGATCCGAGGATATTTCTTCTTGTTTTTCAAAGATAAGTCTTTTTTCTGCTTTAAATATACTTTTATTTCTTAAATATACTGCATGGGTATTTGTCATACTCTCTCTTACATTCTCATTATCGCTTGGATACCCCCCCTTCATTCCATGTACTCCTAATCTATCTCTTCCTCCCATCGGATCTCTTTGAGTACCTATTATTGATGATTTCTCCTTAGGTCGTCCTACATTTTCTTTTTCGTCATACCCTGCTGGTAACTCTCCTAATGGTCTATCTCCGTACATAGAAGCTAAATCATGCGGGGTTCCATAGGATTGTCCAGATAGAATAGGATCGTTTCCTTCGTTTTCAATTTGAGATATTCTAAATCCTCTTTTACTATCCTCTCTAACAAGATCTCTCATTTCATTATAAGTATCTTCTGACATATTAAAGATGTTATCGTAGATATAATCTGAAGAGAATAATTTGGTTTCTTGCATTTGTCGAGCTAGATCTACCTTCTCTTTTAGTAATGCTACTTTTTCTTGCTCGTAAACAATGGAAGGTGTGGTTAATCTTATTTCAAAATTAGTTAAAGATTCTCCGGTAAATCCTTGTGCATATAAATGGACTAAACCTATCTTAGTTAATTCACTCTCTATAATTCTTTGAATTCTCTCTACTGTTCTAGCAAAACGAATATCTTCTGCTGCTAGTGTTGCTTTTCCTGTAAGATCTTTTTCGTATCCAAAATAAGCTTTTGGCACTTTCAAGGCAGCAAACATCTTATCTCTTAAGTATTCGATATCATTTGTACCATCATACTCCAATCCCTTTGTAGTTTCAATTTTTGTAGAAGTATCACCCCCTCTTACTGGTAGGTAGAAATCCTCCATCATATTCATCATATTGAATCTTAGGTTGTATTCTCCTGTTTCTGGATCTACATATGGGGTTTTCTTAATATTGTTTATTGTTTTTTGCATAAACTGTTCTACTTCATTCGGTGGAATAGATCCGACGTTTATGTAAAACATTCTCTTCTCTGGAGCTCTCATGATTCTATGAATCAACATTGCATCTTCCATTAGAGTTAATTGCTTGTATACTTTTCTAGCTGGTTCAATGTACGATCTTCCGTACGGTAGGTAATTGGTATCTGATATTAATCTAAAATGTGCTACTTCGTAGTTGTCTAGCTGTATAATTGTTTTGTTAGATTTAGGCATGTAGTTTGGATCTGCTGAAGATGCTAATCCGTCTGGATCTATGGTAAATACTACTTTGCTTGGTTCTTTTGGATCTTGTCCTTCATACCTTACCATATTATAGACTGTGTAAGGAAGTACGTTGTATACTCCGAATTTTTCTGAGATTTCTAGCTTTAAGAAAAAATCTCCATATTTACACATATTTCTAACCCAAGACCATAAGTTAAATTCTATATTTAAAACATCGTAGTATAGGTTATATAGTACTCTCTGTATATTTTCATCTGTAGATCTAATTGATAATACCTCCCCCATATCATTCTTTAGAGTAGATTCATCAGCAAGAATATCTAGGGTAGATGCAATTAATGGATCTGTATCCATTGCTTCGTAATCAGAATATAACTGTATTCTTAACGTCTGATAGTTAAGATTTGGGTTGAATATATTTTTATTGTTATATATGTATAATCGTGAGAATCTATCTAAGAGGGAATTGGTTTGATATTTACCAGTAGTCTGAATTTGATTTACATCAGCGATCTTTAACTCATCTCCTCCTACATTTCTAACTAATATATCTGTTGCAAATAATCTCTGTAATGAGGAGAATAAATTTCTTTCTGCCATTTTAAAAATGTTTTATTTATAAATAGTAACTTATCCTAATAGCCAGCTTAAATCCTCCCGGCCTCCAGGTGTATCCATAATATACGGATTATTTTGCATTGGAGCAACATTGTATACAGCGTTATTTCTTTGATTAAGGTTTGTGAAAGAGTTCATAGTTGCTCGGGTTAGTTCCATCCCCTGCTGTCTCATTCTAATTGCAGTATCTCTAACATATAATCCGGTTGCAAAAGCCATTACTAAGTCATCATTATACCCTGCCTGTGCTTGTGCCTTACCGTTCCTCCATATGAATACTCTTAATTCTCCTAATAACCTCTTAGACTTTATTATTACCGACTTCTCTCTTATGTATTCTGTCATCTTGGCAATGACAAGTGGTCTTGTTTTTAAAGACATTGTAAATCCTGGTACTAATTTATCTCTCTCAAATTTAGCCATATAGGATTCTACAGTTTCAGTATCTGATCTAGAGGAGTAATATAAATTTTTATACTCTCTTTCCAGTACTTGTTCTATGGTTGACCATCCTATATTTGCATTCTCTATTACTAGTAATGCATCGTTGTATTCTGAGGCTATTCCTACTAGTACATTTCCGTAATCCTTAGGGGAGACTTTTCCTTTATATTCTGCAACTTGTACTACATTCTCAACATCAAAGACATGGAAGGCGGAGTAGTCGGTAGAGTCCCCTCTAGAAACGTCTGCAACAACCATGTAGGATTTATTATAATCAGGTGATTCCCATATCCAAAGATTTCCATCCACCCCTCTTTTTTCCATTGGATCAACCTGGTAGGTTTCTTCATAGAATGACATATTCT